AGAACTTGCTAAAGAACAAGAATTAATAGATAAAATAAAATCAATAATAACTAATGCTGAAATTAATAAATAAAATTATGGGAAAAACAAGTTCACCAAAAGGTGGTAATAGAGGATGCTTATGCAAAGATGGTAAATACTCTCAAAAATGTTGCAATGGAGAATTATCAGAACAAGGAATAGGAACTTTAGTTGGAGGTTCTACTGCAGTAGTTAGAGATGGTGCAGGAAATATAATTTCAACAAGAACAACGTAATTTATAAAGGGTAGCTAATAACTACCCTTTTTTATTTAAAAATTTGAACTTTTAGTAAGATTATCTATTGCCCACAAAGGTTGGAAATTTGTATAGTGATTTAATTTAATAATTTCTAATTCCGATTTAGCTAAACATATTGGTTTAATATGGTCTAAATGCCATTTACCATAATTATCTAAAGTCATACCTTCAGTAAATTTAGATTCAATATAAATTCTAAAAAAATCTAAAGTACAACCAAGTATTTCTTCTGATTTTAAATTCTTTTTCCAATAATTTCCTTTTGTTCTTTTAAAACTAAAACTAATTAAACTTCTAACATTACCTCTAAATTTGTAAATTGGGTCTGTTCTTCTTCTTGTTTTATGTCTAAATGAATTTAATTTTTTTCTAATTAAATCTTCATCAATTTCATTATTTTGATATTTTTTAGGATTACACATTTTACATAATCCAATGATAATTTCATTTTTTAAAAGTGAAATTTCTATATCATTTACACATCTTTCTTCTTTACAACATTTACATTTAAATAAAAAATATTCATTTTGTAAATATATTTTAAATCCAAATTCAGTCCCTCCTAATTTTAGATAAGAATTATACTTATTAATTAAATCTAAATAATAATTTTCTATTATATTTTTTTTAGAGTTTAATCTTTTTTCATAACGATTATTTATTTTTTTATTTTCATTACGAACAAATCTTTTATCATATTCTAAATCCCAATTTACAGAATTGTATAATTTTTCTAAATTTTTTAAATTTTCTTTTTTAGGTAAATACATATTTTTTTAAATAAAATACCCCCTCTAATAGTACCGCCAAGTAAACTAAAAGAGAGGGTTTTATAAAACTTTAAATCTTGGCGGATTTCAAATACAAATATACAAAATATAACAATACAAAAAAAATTTATTATTGAAATATATGTTAATAAGTAAATAAATAACTATGAATGTTTTAAATGAAATCAAAACTCTTTTGGGTATGGAAGTAAAACTTGCTCAAATGAAACTTAAAGATGGAGTTACTGTTATAGAAGCTGATGCTTTTGAAATGGATAACAATGTTTTTATTGTAAACGGTGAGGAAAAAATTCCTATGCCTGTTGGAGAATACGAACTTGAAGACGGAATGATTTTAGTTGTAGCAGTAGAAGGTATTATTGCTGAAATTAAAGAACCTGTTGCAGAAGTTGAAGAAGCTCCTGAAGTAGAAGAAGAAGTAGAAGCACAAGCTGCTACACCTGCTACTCCTAAAAGAATTGTTGAATCAGTTTCTAAAGAAATGTTCTTTTCTGAAATTGAAAAACTACGTACTGAAATTGCTGAATTAAAATTAGCAAAAGAAGTTGTTAAAGAAGAATTAAGTTCTGATGTTGTTGTTGAACCATTAACACATTCACCTGAAGTTAAATCTGAATTAAGATTAAATAAAATATCAACTAATCGCCAAATGACTACACAAGATATAGTTATGGCAAAACTTTTTAACTAAAAAAATTTAAATTATGCCTACTACAACAACAATTACTTCTCCTACTTATGCTGGAGAATTTGCAGGAAAATATATTTCTGCTGCTTTACTTTCAGGTTCTACTATTGCAAATGGTGGTATTGAAGTATTGCCTAATATCAAATTTAAGCAAGTAATCAACAGAATCAACACTGATGCTATTGTTGCCAATGCAACTTGTGATTTTAGTGCTACTTCTACTGTAACTATTGCTGAAAAAATTATTACTCCTGAAGAATTTCAAGTAAACTTACAACTTTGTAAAAAAGACTTTCACCAAACTTGGATGGCGATTCAACAAGGGTATTCAGCATTTGATTCTCTGCCTCCAACATTTGCTGATTATTTGATTTCTCACGTAGCCGCTAAAGTTGCTGAAAAAATCGAAAACAACATTTGGAAAGGTGTAACTGCTAACGCTGGAGAATTTGATGGTTTTACTGCATTGCTTACTGCTGATGCTGGTTTACCTTCTACTCAAGAAGTTGCTGCTACTTCAACTAACATTACTGCTGCTTCTACAGTTGTTGCTGAACTTGGTAAATTAGTAGATGCTATTCCTGCTGCATTGTACGGAAAAGAAGATTTGTATCTTTATATCTCTCAAGCAACTGCAAGAGCTTATGTACGTGCTTTAGGTGGATTTGGGGCCTCGGGCCTAGGTGCTAATGGTACAAACGCAATGGGAACACAATGGTATAACAACGGTTCACTTTCTTTTGATGGTATCAAAATATTTGTTGCAAATGGATTAGCTCCAACTGTTGCAATAGCTGCTCAAAAATCTAACCTTTATTTTGGTACAGGTTTATTAAATGATGCTAACGAAGTTCAAGTGATTGATATGTCTCCAGTTGATGGTTCACAAAACGTTAGAGTTGTAATGCGTTTTACTGCTGCAGTTCAATACGGAAATGTTTCTGATATTACTACTTATGGTATTACAAACGCTGCTAACTAATAATTAGTAACGTATATTAACAAAGGGGTAGGTAAAAGTGCCTACTCCTTTTTTTTTAACTTTAAAAATATAAAATTATGCCTTGCGATATATCATTAGGAAGAGCTGTTCAATGTAAAGACAGTTTAGGAGGATTAAAAGCAGTTTACTTCATTAATTGGGGTGATGCTACAGATGTAACTTATTCAGCAACTGCTGGGCAAGAAGACGTAATTACTGCACTTGCGGGAGCAGCGATTGGCTACAAATATGAATTAAAAGGAACTTCAACTTTTGAACAAACTTTAACAAGTTCAAGAGATAACGGTACTACATTTGTTGACCAAAAATTATCTTTGGATATTAAAAAATTAACAGTTGCTGACCATAAACAACTTAAACTTTTAGCTTATGGACGTCCACAAGTTATTATAGAGGATAACAATGGTAATTTCTTTATGGCTGGTTTAACTAAAGGAATGGATTTAGTAACTGCTACTATTTCTACAGGAGCTGCAATGGGTGATGCTTCATCTTATAAAATGGAATTTCAAGGAATGGAAAAAATACCTGCTAATTTTATCAAGCCTACTGCTGGTACATTAGTAAGTGCAGTTCTTGCTTCTGTTGTTGATGGGGTTGTAGCATAACATTTTGTTTGTTTGTTTTTTTAAAAAGGTGTACTTTAATTAGTATGCCTTTTTTGTTTTAAAACAATTTTATGTTTAAATTATTATTATAAAAAAATATTATGATAATTTTAAAAGAACAAAATACTGCACAAACTTTTAGCTTTATTCCTCGTGAATTAAAAGCTACTACTATTGTTTTAAGAAATGAAAGTACAGGAAGTGAAACAACTATTGCTGCTGATTTCTTTTTATCAGATTATTATTTAACAACAACATCTGTTTTTAATTTAAAAGAAAATACATTTTACAATCTTTCAATTAAGAACAATAATGAAATAGTTTACAAGGATAAAGTTTTTTGTACAAATCAAGAAACAAGTACATACACAGTTAATCAAAATCAATACGTAGCAAACACTACAAACAACGAATTTGTAATTTATGAGTAATATATCAATAGTTAATTTAAGTGCTTATACAAGTCCTCAAATTCAAGAAAACAAAAAGAACAATTATATAGAATACGGAAGTGATAATAATTACTTTCAGTATTTAATTGATAGGTATCTTTATAGTGCTACAAATGGTGCTATTATAACAGGTGTTTCAAATATGATTTATGGAAAAGGATTAGATGCATTAGATTCTAATCGTAAGCCAAATGAGTATGCTCAATTCAAATCACTTATTAAAGATTCTGATGTAAAGAAAGTAGCTTTAGAAAGAAAGTTATTAGGAATGGCTGCAATGCAAATTGTAATGGAAAAGAAACAAGTTAAACAAGTTTTACACTTTCCAATGCAAACATTAAGAGCAGAAAAATGTAATGATAAAGGACAAATTGAAGCTTGGTATTATTTCCCTGATTGGACAAAAAAGAAACCAAGTGAAGAAGCTAAACGCATTCCTGCTTTTGGATTTGGTAATGGTAATGAAGTTGAAATATATGTTATTAAACCTTATGTAAGTGGATTTGATTATTATAGTCCTATTGATTATTCTGGTTCTTTACCTTATGCTTTATTAGAAGAAAACATCGCAGATTATCAAATTAATGATTGTCAAAACGGTTTTAGCGGAACAAAAGTAATCAATTTCAATAATGGCATTCCTTCAGAAGAAATGCGTGATAAAATGAAACGTGATGTAATGGGTAAACTAACAGGTGCAAGAGGTGAAAAAGTTATTGTAGCTTTTAATAGTAATGCTGAATCAAAAACAACTGTTGAAGATTTACCTTTAAATGATGCTCCTGCACATTATGAATATTTATCAAGAGAATGTTTTGAAAAACTAATAGTAGGTCATAGAGTTACTTCTCCAATGTTATTAGGAATTAGAACAGGAGATGGTGGTTTAGGCAACAATGCAGACGAAATAAAGACTGCTACGCTATTATTTGACAACATAGTAATAAAACCATACCAATTAGAAATAATTGAAGCATTAGACGCTATTTTAGCTATTAACAATATATCATTAAAGTTATATTTTAAAACAATACAACCTTTAGAATTTGTAGATACATCAGGAATGAATGCAGAAACAATGGAAGAAGAAACTGGAGTTAAAATGTGTTCACATAATTTATCAAGTGAAAATGCAGCTGATTTATTAATTGAAAAAGGAGAAGAATTAGGAGATGAATGGTTAATGATTGACGAAACAGAAGTTGATTATGATACTGAAGATGAATTAGATTTAGAAATACAAAACATAAATTCTAAAAAACAAAGCACATTATCTAAAATATGGAAATTTGTAAATACAGGAACTGCAAGACCAACTAATAAATCAGAACAAGATGAAGTAGTTGATGGTGTAAACTTTATTACAAGATATGTATATAGTGGTAATTTATCAGGACAAAGAGAATTTTGTAATAAAATGGTAAATGCAAACAAAGTTTATAGAAAAGAAGATATTATTTCTATGGGTGGTCAAGTTGTAAATGCTGGATTTGGAGTTAAAGGTGCTGATACATATTCTATTTGGTTATATAAAGGTGGTGCAAGATGTGAACATAAATGGTTGCGTAGAACTTACGCTAATTTAGATGGTGTAAAAATTGACCCAACAAGTCCTAAAGCAAAACCATTAAGCAATGCAATAGCTGAAAAATATGGATATAGAATTAGAAATGAAAAAGAAGTTTCTATGAAACCTTCAGATATGCCAACAAAAGGATATACACAAGAATATTGGGATAAAATGGGATATACAAATTAATTAAGATATGGCACAAGGATTATTCATAAGCACAAATGACATAGTTAAATTTACTAATTTGAATGGTAATTTAGACCCTGATATATATACTCAATATATATTTCAAGCACAACAATTACATATACAAAACTATT